GAGCGAATAATTTCAGTATATCGGGTACCACCACGAGCATCTTTTTCATAAAAACGTTGAAGCGCGAAAGCGGAACGCAAACTGTTAATTGTGATCGCCGTTGCACTCGATAAATCAACTCTTGCTTGACTAGCGTCGGCCTTACCAGTAACAGTAGCAGTGCCAGTAGCAGTACCAACAATGGGGATATCAGTCGAAGACGGGGCATCAACAGCACGGATGCGAGAGTCCATAGCACGTAATGCATTACCGCCACCAAATGCATTGTCCCGATCAAGAATCCAATGACCAATGACATTACCAGAAACAGAGCCAGAAGCTGAAACCGGAAGTGACCCAGTAATAGTAGCAGTTTGACCAAGTGGCAATTCTACGCCAGGACCTTTTTGCGGCCAAGGAAGCGCACTTGTAAAATAATCATGACGCTTACCGCGATAAAAACATTGAGCCGTCGTAGCGTCTTGCGTAGCATCGCCGCCATAAGCGTCATCTTCCGAAGACGTCGAAGAAAGCGGTGCGCCAGTCTGAATAGACACAGCGTTTTGAAGATTTTCGTCACGGAACCAATCATTGTAAATCTTCCAATATGCCCTGAAAGGGAAAGCAGAAACCGAAAGCTTATTTTTTACATCGGTCGGAAAACCGAAATAGTCCCAAAGCGTCTGAACCTGCGCATTGGTGGCCGTCATCTGCGGTACTTCATATTCTGTGCTCTGATAGCCAGCAAGGGGATTTTCGCCGTTAAACTCCTTCCAGTGCTTCCAAAGCAAGCGATATGGAACGAAAAAAAAGAAAGTATCCATATAGGCATTATCCATAGCCGGAACAATAGGCGTAGCCATACGACCAAAAAGCGTTGCTTTACAATTAAAAGTATCACCAGGATAAACTTCATCAATGTAAAACGGGACAAGTCGACCTGCATCCAGTGTAGTTTTTACTGTATGTGAACGCTTAAACGAAGACCGGGGAACCTGGTTTTGTGGACTTACAGCAAAGTTGTGTTGAGTAGCTCTTTTTGACATTTTTATGCATCTCCTAACATCTACATTTAGAGCACCAATCTTACATTGGTGTCAGTCGTACCAGTTACATCAAGTAGAACTGGTACGACCTGAAAACGAAAGTGACAACCATGCGGTTTTTCAGCTTTTCTGAGAAAAAGTGACATTTACTGAGAAAATGCCTAATCACTAGCACTGTTACCTGTATTATTACTAGTATTTTCCGTATGATTATCAGACTCAGTAACGGTCTTAGTAGCAAGACCCATAGCCACAAGTTCGTCTAAATTCTCTGGATTATCGGCAAACTCCAAAAAAGCGGCCGGATCGTAGTTAAAACGCTTACGAACGTCCAAAGGCAAATTGTCAAAGTTATTTTTAGCCTCAATCATACGATTATACATCTCCTGCGCATTATCCGGCAGCGATGCAAAATCACCGAAAACAGGCTGCGCCGGCTGACCATCGCCATGGAAAGTCGGCATAACGCCGGAAGAATCGTACATTGAAACGATATAATTAATATCTGCTTCGTCTTTAAACTGCTGCTGCGTCATGGAAGGGACAGAAGATTTCCAGCCTTCCCGAACACCGGCGTTATATCTAGAACGTATCTCCATCAACATCATTCCTTTCGACATTAGCATACTGTAAGGCATGGCTAATGAAATTAGGCATATCATAAGGCTTGAGAAAACCTTTTTCGTCATCAAACTCACCTAAACAATACAAGTGGAAATCGCCGAGATGCTGACTAACAAGACTCCGACTATCATTACACAAATCACTAAAAGAACGGCCAGCAACCAAGTCATTTTGGGCAAAGTACGGCGTATTGAAGCACTGTGCTTTATCATCCAGGATTGAATAAACTTTAAGCATTTCGTAACAGCTCCTTTTAAAATGTTAAGAATAAAATCAAAAACAGCAGTAACAATAACGGTCAAAATACGTACGAGAATAGTTGAAATCACTCCTTTCCGAGAGGGAGTGTTGCTTGGAATAACAGAGAAGGATCGCTCGTTTTTAGATATAAAAAAAATGCCCTCTCGTTGATACAACAGTACCATACGGGGGGGGGCAAAATGTCAAGCAGCATCTACTCGTACACATCCATATCATCATGCAATTTTCGCACAAGCTTTGTTAGCTTGCGAGCTTTTAGTCGTTCTTGAATCTGAGCAATTTCATACTCTTCCGTTGTCATCGACTCATCGCGACGATACTTGTCTTGACGGGCATTTTTGACCTTCTCATACAAATCGGGATCGTCCTTTTCTAACAAGGAATCATAATACGCAGGCGGCTTACAAGTCACACCATCACGGACGACAATAAAGTCATTCGGATAAACCTGGCTTTTATACTTTTCATACCAATCATGGCCAAGACCTGGCATGCGTGACATTAAGACAAACGGCTGCAAAGATTCGTCAACATCATCACCTTTTTGCTTTTTCATCACATAACGAGCAACATAAGCGCACGACTCAAACGTAACGCTGCCGATCAGGCTAAATCCGTAGGGCCACAACTTCTCCAACGTAGGACTACGATAATACTGGAAACCGTGCTTAACTGTATGAATCATTAAATCCGGGAATCGCAAGCCAAAAATAACTGCATGATAGTGCGGCCTTTTAAACTTGTGGCCGTATTCACCGCAAGCAAAAAAGCGAAGACCGCTACCAAACCGTTTTCTAAGACGTTTCATAAACTTTTGAAAAACGTCTTTATGAATCTTACCATCTTCCGGCAAATGTTCGGGGCTATATGTAAGAGTGAGAAATGATCCAACACGACCAGCTGTTTCAAACTCATGAACACAACGCATGGCCCACTGCCGGCTATACTCAAGCCGGCAGCCAACACATTGGCCACACGGAACGTAAATTGTCTCCGGGAGCCGACCAAGCGGACGCCAGGCATTACCGTAATTCGCCGTCAAAGAGCGTTTACCGGTTTCTTTATTTATATCTTTACTATACCACATTGGAATAGGGTGATAGCATGGCATGACAAATCAACTCCGGGGAGAATCAAAACTAACATTACATTCTAAAACCACCGCGCATGGGGATAGAGCGCTTATTTTTCGGATTAACTGTCATTCCGCGACGGAAGTTTTTATTACTCTTTTTTTTACTCATTTTTTGTCGTTTCATACAACATCAACTCCTTATAAAAAAACATCCAATATACTAATCACTAAGGAGACAACTAAAATGGCTAGTACAAGCCAACAAAACAACGCGACCGGAGTACCAACTTTCATTCTTCATCACCTCCTTTTATGATTTCCAGGAAATACTTAGACCGCTGCTCATCAGACAAGTCATCAACCGACAGCGCATCAAAAACGCGCATAAAACGTAATGCGATCTTCAGATGCTTGTACTCATCATCTGAACAATAAATACTACGAGTTTTTCTCATATCTATCACCTCTGTTAGTATTCTAACAGATATCTAATAGAATGTCAATAGAAAGGGATGATAAGCTAAACGCCACAGTACGTCACCGTTCCACTAATACGAGAGTAAAACAATTTCACCAGGGCAATCAAGGGAAAACCGAGATCACTTAAAAACCTGCGTGACAAGGCCAAACGGGGAAGCATCAACAAGACCTTTTGCATTACCAAGAATGCGGCCCAAAAGTTCATAAGGGCCTTGCGGAGTAACACCAGAATAGCGATTCTGAATTTGATACTGTTTTAGATCTATCTGAGCGCGCACACGATTTACAAACTTTAGCGCATTATCTTCAGTCTGACCTTTAGCTTGCAAATACTCAACAAGCGATCGAGCACTAAGTTCGCCTTGCACATACTTTTCAGTCATCATTTTAACCTGATTTAAACTCGTTTCAGAATCAATTCGTAAAACTTCATGTACATTTTTTTCGATATCGCTATCAATTTTCGCAATTTCATGTGGCAGCAAAGCGTTGATTCGGTTTGTCTGCGCTCCTAAATTCGCAGTCGTCGCATTCGCGACATCTGTCTGAGGACCGCTAATATACCGAGTTTCAGCATTATATTTATCAATCTCAGACTGCGCTTTCGCAGTGCCGACGCCTTTTGTAAAATCAGCGCTGGCTTGTAAATTATTCGCATTAGCAAGTAGCTGTACTAATTGAGTCTCTAACATAGCCTTTTTATAATCTGCTTCAGTCGATGCAGCACGACCTTCCTGCGTCTTTTTATATGTATCTGCACTAAGATTCAAATTTTGCTGTTCCAAGTTTTTTTCCTGCTGCTGCTGAATTTTTCGATTCGTCTTCGCAGAATACATACCGGACATCGCATTAATACCATTAGACACATCCGAACCGTAACCAGTATACGCATTAGACGAGTAACTAGCAGTCGCACCAGCAGGCGTACTAGCACCGTTACCGCCCATTGCCGACAACATGGGATTTAATCCAGCTTTACGCAGATCTTCGATCTCACGCTGATGAGCCGTAGAAGACATTTTTTCTTGCCAATCGCGAGTTTTTTGTGCTTCTTGTGATTGCCATTGCATTTGCTCACGCGAAAGTGCAGCCTGGGCATTAGCCGATTTATTACCCGACCAAATGCCGAGTGCAGCGCCGGCAACCGACGATAAGAAACTCATATATCATCAACTCCTTTTAGAAGTGATCAAGCATACCGGGGACACCATAAACCGGCATTGGGCGAGCACATTTTAAATCTAAATACGCATCAAGATAAAACTGGGGTTCAGACTGTACTGCACTAATACGCCTGATAGCTTGATAGCTGGCCTGGTCTTGAATAAACTCACCATTAAGAGCAGGAAGCGCATCAAATTTTTGCGCAAAATGCCATACATCCGTACTCTGTGCATATGTCGAGCGCATCTTGCCGGTAATAATAGAAGGATGATAACGACACTCAGCATAACGTTCTTGATAACCAAAAACCTGATCATCGCTCTCGGTACCCTGCGCATAAATTTCTTTGTTAAGAATAGCCTGTTCGCCGAGATGAGCGAAAGTAGGCCAATAGAATTCTTCACGAGTCTGGCGAAGCCATGTCTTATTGATACCCTGTTGATAGCTCAAATCAGTACGAATGTTACACAAACCGATGACGATCCCATGTTCAGTGAACGACTTATTAAAGCCGTGGACACGCGTACTCATTAAAGCATAAGCGGACAAGTTACCCTGCGGGGACGTAGTGTCCGTAGAAGACGTCTGCTGCACAGGATTGAACATAATTGGTGTTGAATCGCCGCCGAGATACTCACTACGCTGCAACCGAGCATCAGGCGAAATAATACCGAAATGTGAGCGAATAATTTCAGTATATCGGGTACCACCACGAGCATCTTTTTCATAAAAACGTTGAAGCGCGAAAGCGGAACGCAAACTGTTAATTGTGATCGCCGTTGCACTCGATAAATCAACTCTTGCTTGACTAGCGTCGGCC